AGGGTGGATTTGCAGCCGTGTGTTTGACCGGCGGTTTACGGTTCATCATCACCAGGGCGGCGACGTGAGGCCAGCCGCCGAGTGGGGCGATTTGTAGACCACACGGTTTGCAGCATAAAAACACGTGTGCTAAAATATGTACAATCTGAGCGGGCACGGCTCTTTGGGCCGTGCCCACTCCTAATACAAGGGTCGTGCCCCAAGAGCCGCCGCTGAGAAGCGGCGGTTTTTGTTTTGCAATGCGTTCACCGCCTTGACAGTGGAGCTAATCCGGTTAGCCACCTCTGCCTAGAGGTCCCCCCACTGGATTGTTCCACTGTCAAGGTGGTGAGCGGCACGGTTTCACTAAACTGTATTAGTGTAACTAGACGCGGGAGGTAAAACGTGACCTGGAGCGAGGCTTTGCATTTTGCAACTGGGCCAGGTGTGGCCGTTGTGGTCGGTGCGTTGCTGTCTGTGCTGGCTGAGTATTGGGTCGAGTATGACGAGTTGCCGCCAAAGAAAAAGCGCCTGGTGTTTGGGGCGCTTTGTCTGTTTGTGCCGGTGGCGGCCACCCTGCTCGGCGTGGCGACCGATGGGTGGACTTTGACGGTTGAACTGATTTGGCAGGCCATTCTCGCTGGATTGACGGCGCTGGGCAGTGGAACGTTGGTGCATACGAGGCAACTTGATGAGCAAGTTTGACGGTCTGACAGACCTGGAACTGGCAGCACAGTCTTTGGAGCTTGCCAGTGATATTGTGCGTTGGGGGCAGGATTTGAGCACGGCTGTCAACCTGTTAGGTCAGCGGCTTTGTCACGGGCAAACGCCAAGCCCGCCGCCAGTGTTCGGGCAGCGCGATCCGCAGTGGGCGGCTGACCCATTGGGCACGTCTGGTGTGTCCATCGGTGGTTATGGCTGCGCGATTACGTGTGTGGCGATGGTGTTGCAGGCGTTTGGTCTGGACGAGACCCCGCGCACCGTCAACCAGGCGCTAACGCAGCGCAACGGATACCATAATCAAAACCTGATCATTTGGGAGGCGGTGCAGCGTATTTGGCCCTCGGTGTCGTTTGAGGGCCGGTCTGACTTTATCAATACGCCTGCCCCAGTTGAGCAAATTGACGCAGAGTTGGCAATGCTCAGGCCGGTGATTGCCTGGCTGGATTTTTCACACCAGCCCGGCTTGCAACAGCATTTTGTTCTATTGGTTGAGCGGAATACTAGCAGCGACGTGGTTGATTGGTTTTGTCACGATCCCTGGCACGGGGATCGCGTTTCTGTAGTCGAACGCTATCATCAGTATAATCCCGCTCGGCCCTGGTTGATGACAGGGTCGGGCATTTTGTTGGGCGCTCGCTATTATGCGCCAAGCAGGTTGTGATATGAGGCGATTGATCAGCAGGGTGTTTTGGATTGTGATTTTCCTCATTTTGATTGCGTGGCTGGCGGCAGAGTTGGCACGCGCCGACAGCGGTCTGGTCAATGGCGGGTTTGAGAGCGGGTCGGGTCATTATCCGGTGGCGGTGTTTACCGAGGCCGGTGATTTTTGGTTCTGGTTAAATCCTGGGGAGATCACAACGCCTGACGGCTGGACGACCTACCACAAATGGTCTAACGAATACGCGCAGCCAGAGGTCAAAGTCATTCCAAAAGCGCCGCCATATTTGGACCCGCCGAGGGTTCGCTCAGGGCAGCAGGCCCTGCAACTGTTCTCATTTTACAGGATTCACGATGCTGGGTTTTATCAGCGGGTTGAGTTAGAGCCTGGTTGGTATTTGCTGACGGCCTGGGTTCACGCCTGGTGTTCGTGTTACAACGACCCTCATCATTCAGAGTGTGACCCGTGGGATTATTGGCAGGCGTGGCAATACGTTGGCGTGGATACGTCGGGTGGCGACAACCCGTTCGCCAGTTCGGTTCTGTGGAGCAATCCTGGGCACATTTATGACGTTTATGCGCCGATTCATTTGGTTTTCCATACAGGAGGCGGCTCTGCGACTGTGTTTTTGCGTTCGTGGGTAAAGTGGCCGTATTTGCACAACGATATGTATTGGGATGATGTGTCGTTGGCGCAGGTCGAGCCGTTGTTTTTGCCGTCCATTTTGAACAGTTCAGGTGTTCAAAATGATGTTCAAATCAGTGTTCAAATGGACGTTCAGGGTGTACAGGGGTGGACGTTCAACTGTACAGGTCTGTGTACACAGGTGAACACTGGGCGTTTGAACAGTTTGAACGTTCATTTTGCCCAAAATGAACACGAAATGCAGGGGTGTGGAGCTACCGTGAAACGGTAGGGCAATGCCAAATTTGCTACAGCGTTTGGTTGGCAGAGACAAAACTGAACAGCCTGCGCTGGACGATTTGAACATAGTTATCGCGGTTGTATCGGACACGCACATTAACAGCACGGTGGCATTATGCACGCCGACTGTCATATTGGACGACGGGGGAACATACGAGGCCAGCAATGCGCAGCGGTGGATATGGCACAATTGGGCAGAGCAGTTTTGGCCGTGGGTGGGCCAAAGGGCCAGGGCGGTCGGTGCAAAAAAAATCTACGGCATATTCAATGGCGACATAGCCGACAGTGACAAACACGACGGCGTTCAGGTGATCACACGAAACACAACATCCATTCAACGAATGGCAGAGCAAACATTGAGGCCCGCGTTGGATGTGATTGACGAGCCAATATTTGTGCGAGGCACTGAGGCGCACGTGGGCAAAAGCGCCAGCATCGAGGAAAAAATAGCCGAGGATTTGGGAGGCGTCAGGGACCCAACGAATGATACCTGGTCTTGGTGGTATTTTACTGGTGAGTTTGCTGGGGTGCAGGTTGATGCCGCCCATCATCCAGAGACCAGCGGGCGGCGGCCCTGGACGGCGAAAGCGGCGGCGGCCCGGCAGTCGGCGATCACGGCGGCGCATTATGCCAAGCGGGGCGAGTTGCCGCCCCACGTTGCACTGTTTGGACACGTTCACTATTTTGCAGACAGTGGGATGGATACGATGCCACGGACGTTTTTTTTGTGGCCGTGGCAGTTGACGACGGCGTTCGGTCATCGCCTCGGCGGGGGTGGGCCAGGCGTACGGCCGCTGGGCGGTATGATTTTGATTTGCCGTGATGGGCAGGTCTCGATGGAGTATCAGCAATATGAGCCTGCCAGGAGGCAACGATGGCAGGGATAGCAGAGATAACTGAACAGGAGTTGCTGGATGCGTTGAAGCGGGCGGCTGGCGACGCCGCCGGTGAGGATGGTGCAACGACTGTTGAGTTGGCTGATTCCCTGGGGTGGACTAAGGCCAGGGTGCGGGGCGCGTTGAAATCGCTGGCGCGTGCTGGCAGGTTGGAGGTTGTTCAGGCCAGGCGGGTAAATTTGGCCGGGCGAGTATCTAGTGTGCCAGGGTATAGGTTGAGGAACAATGGGGTCACGGAATGAAAAACAGGCATTGGAGCAGCTGCCCGCGTGGGCACCTGAGTATCTGGCCTGTTGGGGCAGCAAGAAGCCGGACGGTGGCAGAATGACCGTCAGGTTTGCGGCCGAGTTTGCCGGTGTGACGCCCAGTGCAGTTCGCAACCTACGCGAACGGTCGGCCACGTTCAGCCGATTGGAAGAAATTGCCCGTCACGCTGGGGCAGAGTGGGCGCAGACGTATATAGAAGCTGGCCTGCGGGCGTTAGCGCCGGGGTTGATGCGGGCGTTAGCGGAATTGATCGCGGACAAAAATGCACAGACCGTTCTCAAGGGGATCGAGTGGTTGAGGAACAAACCGCAGGCGCTCAGTCTGGAGGGGACGGTCGGCGTCAGCCAGGGTGGTTGGGATTTGTCAGGGTTGAGCGACGACGAGTTGGATCAGATGCTGCTGAACCTGGACGTGATAGACGGCGCTGAGGAGTAAACACTGTGGACGGTTTTTTGAATACTGCCAAAGACGTTGGTTGGATTATTGCATTGATCGTTTATGTTGCTCCCCACCTGGCGAGGCAGTATACGGCCAAAGACCGCAAGGTGGAGGAATTGTACGAGCGTCTTTTGGTGCTGACCGAAAAAATGCTGTTGGCGATAGAGAAAAACTCGGACGCGCTGGAGAAAATGATAGAGACTATTGGCACAAATTCGGACGCAGTGGAAAAAGTTTCTCGTGTAGTTCAGCAGTTGGTGATTGTGGTTGATGACCTGGAGGGGCGCGTTTGCGAGGTCGAGAAACGTTTGCAGGTTGATCGGGATCAGAGAGGATAATTGTTTGTTATGCTCACTGTAGCAGGGTCGCAGGATAAACGAAAAATGGCGGCGTTGATGCTGGAAAAGCGCCGTCGTCGGGCGCGTGCGGCTGGATCACGCGGGCTTGATCTGTTGACCTGGACGCTGGCGAATCGGCGCAACCTCGGCCCGAATAAACCGTTTGAGCTAGTCAACCACCCATTCCTGGTTGATGTTTACCAGGAGCGGGCCAGGGAGGCGGTGTTTTGCAAAGCTGGTCAGGTGGGCCTGAGTGAGTATGCGATCAGCTATGCCCTACACGCCTGCGATCAGCGGCGGGCCACGTGCCTATATGTGTTTCCGACCGACAAACACGTGAGCGATTTTTCCGCCGCCAGGATTGGCCCAGCAATGGAGGCCAGCGAGTATCTGGATAGCATTGTGATTGAGGGCGGGGCGGCTGGCGGCAAGCGCGGCGCTGACCGCGTTTTGCTCAAACGGGTGCGGGATAATTTTGTCTACTTTCGTGGGGCAAAGGTAGACGCTGAGGGTAATGCCCCACAACTCAAGAGTGTGGACGGGGATTGTCTGATCCTGGATGAGGTTGACGAGATGGACCCGCGAGCGCCAGAGATTGCCAAAAAACGGCTCGGTCACAGCGAGATCGCCGAGGAGCGTTGGATCAGCACGCCAACATACAACGGCGTGGGGATTCACGCAAAATACCAGGCCAGCGATCAACGTGAATGGCATGTGCAATGCGGTGGATGTGGTGAGTGGCAGCCAATGACCATCAGCCAGGTGGTGGGCGAGTGGGACGACCTGGGGCGGCCGGTGGCCTGGAATGGGCAGGCCGAGGGGCGGGCGTTTGTGGCCTGCCGCAAATGTGGCCGCGAGATTGACCGGCTTGGCCCTGGGCGCTGGGTGGCGCTGTATCCTGATCGGGATTTGGTCGGCTATCACGTCACCAAAATGTTTAGCCAGCAAATCAATCTGCTGGCGGTGGTGCGGACTTTGCAGAAAACAGACGAGACGGCACGTAAAGAGTGTTTCAACCAGGACCTGGGCGAGCCGTATACACCAAAAGGCGGGCAGTTGATCAATGACGATCTGGACGCCTGCCGCCGTGAGTATGGGCACGCGCCGGTTAAAATTGAGCACGGTGAAACCGTGATGGGGGTTGACGTTGGTAAATTGTTGCACGTGGTTGTGCGCGGACCGGCGGACCCTGAGACGGGTGAACGCGCCCAGCGGTGGGCGGGCGATATCAGCGGGTTTGATGACCTGACCCCGTTGATGCGGCGCTATGGCGTGCGAACAGTGGTGATTGACGCGCTGCCAGAGACCCGCAAGGCGCGTGAGTTTCAATCGGCCCATCCGCCCAAAACTGTGTGGCTGGCGTATTATGTGACGCAGCGGATTGGAACAAAACGTGCCGAGCCGGTGCAGTGGGACATTGGCGAGGGCATTGTCAACCTGGATCGCACGCGCACGCTCGACGAGACGCTGGCGGGATTCTACTCGCAGACGAGCACGCTGCCACTGAACGCGAGGGACATAACCGATTATTACACCCATCTCACGGCGCTGGTCAGGGTGTTGGAGGATGCGCCAAACGGTCAGCGGGTAGCGCGATACGTCAACAATGGGCCTGACCACCTCGCTCACGCTGAAAATTATTGCCGGGTTGCGTTTGGCGCTCCGTTCGCCAGACGTGAGGCCAGGAGTTACAGGGGTTACTGATGGCGAGTGATCTGGAATTGGCGTTTGCCGCATTGCAGGCCAAACAGAACGAATACAGCACGTTGTGGAATTATTACGACGGCAATCACCCGCTGGTGTATTCGTCAAAACGGCTGCGTGAGGTTTTTCGCAACCTGGACGTTAAATTTGTGGAGAACTGGTGTGCAGTGGTGATAGACGCGGCGTTTGAGCGGCTGAACCTGGCGCGGTTTTCTGTGGCTGGCAACGACCAGGCCGCCGATGCCCTGAACCGGATGTTTGTCGAGACTGAACTCAACCTCGACAGCGACGACGCGCACCTGGCTATGTTGGTGACGGGCGAGGCGTTTGTGATCGCGTGGCACGGCGATGATGGGCCAGTCGAGGCGTTTTACAATGATCCACGTCTCTGCCACATTCAGTATGACGCCGAAAACCCACGGCGTAAATCGTGGGCGGCGAAATGGTGGGCGGCGGACGACGGTCATTATCGGCTGACGCTGTATTATCCTGACCGGCTGGAATATTATGTGACCTACAAGCCGGTCAAAACGCTGGATAATTTCAGAGTGTTTGTCTCTGATGACCCGCCGATGGCGGACAATCCGTTTGGCGTGGTGCCCGTGTTTCACCTGCGCGGTTCACGCCGCAGGGTGACGGGTGAATTGGGAAATGTTATCTATATCCAGGACGCGATCAACAAACTATTCGCCGATATGATGGTGGCCGCCGAGTTTGGTGCGTTCAAACAGCGGTGGATCATCAGCAATGCGGCGACGGCCAAACTCAAAAATGCGCCCTGGGAGATTTGGGATTTGCCCGCCGGTGATGGGCAGGGTCAGCAGACGCAGGTGGGCGAATTTAGCGAGACCAACCTGGGGCTGTATCTGGACGCGATGAACCGGCTGGCGTCGTCCATTGCCATTATCACGCGCACGCCCAAACATTATTTTTACGGTCAGGCAGGGACGCCCAGCGGTGAGGCGTTGATTGCGATGGAAGCGCCGCTCAACAAAAAGGTCAATCGTTACATTGAGCGTGTGACCCCAGTGTGGCGCAAGGTTGCCGCGTTTATGCTGCAACTGAGCGGCAGTTCGGTTGACCCGATGGCGATTGAGCCTATTTTTGATTTGCCGGAAACGGTACAGCCGCGAACACAGGCTGACATCCGGCAGTTGAGCGTCAATGCTGGTATGCCGCTGACCACCGTCCTGCGGGATGGTGAGGGGTGGTCTGACGCGCAGTTGGAGCAGATGCGCCAGGATCGCGCTCAGGAGACGGCTGACGCTCAAAACAGTTTGGCCCAGGCGCTGCTGGCGCAGCAACGTCAATTTGATCAGGGTGCTGACAATGGCTGATCCGGCTGTTGTGGTGGCAATGCGCGAATTCAAACAGGGGTTGATCCTGCGTGAGGCCGGGCAGATGCGCGAAATGGCGCGGCGCTGGCG